CGTTATCTATCTGATGCTATTGCATTGGACGCTCAGAAGCACCCAGAAGAAGTAATCTTCTATACCCCGTGAGGTAACTATGGCTCAACAATTACAAAGCATTAATCTTGTTGCACCAGCCTTTAAGGGAATCAATACAGAAGATTCTCCGCTGGCACAAGATCCTTCGTTTGCCGACATTGCTGACAACGCAGTGATTGACAAGCGTGGACGTATTGCGTCACGTAAGGGCAACCTTGTTATTACAACGAACAAGACTGAGTTAGGCTCTGCGAAGATTAGGGCGATTAAAGAGTTTGAGGATAACGCAGGCAACACTAAGGTATTTTCTGTAGGTAACAATAAAATACTTAGCGGTACTACAACACTGGTTGATGAGACTCCTGCTGCAGTTACGATTACTTCTGACAACTGGAAGATGGTCAACTTTAATGACAAGATCTATTTCTTTCAGCGCAGCAACGAACCTTTGGTCTATGACGCTGTAGGAGGCGCTGTAATCAAGCTTAGTGCAGTTTCTGGTGCGGCTGGTGTTACTAGTGCTATGTACGGTAACGAGGTTCTAGCGGCTTATGGAAGGCTCTGGACGGCAGACGTTAATAACGACAAGTCTACTGTTTACTGGTCTGACTTGCTAATAGGCCATGACTGGTCAGGTGGCACTAGTGGCTCTATCAACTTATCTAAGGTGTGGCCTGATGGTTACGACGAGATTGTTGCGTTAGCTGCACACAACGGACTACTTATTATATTTGGTAAGCACAGCATTGTTGTTTATCAAGGTGCAGAAGCGCCAGCAACTATGGCATTGGCAGATACAGTAGCAGGAGTAGGCTGCGTAGACAGAGACACGGTTCAATACACAGGTACTGATGTGTTGTTCTTGTCGCATACAGGATTAAAGAGCTTTGGCAGGACAATACAAGAAAAGTCCATGCCTATAACCAGCCTGTCTAGCACTGTGTCAAAAGACATTATTGGCTTGTTGCAAAATGAAACTGGATTTTACCGCTCTGTCTACAGCCCTGAAGAAGGTTTCTATCTAATTACTTTTACTGCTCAGGACACAACCTACTGCTTTGACGTTCGAGGTACATTAGAGAACGGTGCGTATCGTGTTACTCGTTGGCCCGGCACTGGCTTTACTAGTTACGGCAGACAAGACGACGGCACTCTGTTGATTGGTAACGGTAGTGGCATTAGTGAATACAGTGGTTACAGAGACAACGGAGAAACGTACCGCTTCAAGTACTACAGCCCCGGCTTAACCTTTGGAGACCCTTCTAGGTTAAAGATACTTAAAAAGCTACGCCCTACCATTGTCGGTGCTAACAGTGCAATTATGTTTCTGAAGTGGGCGTATGACTTTGGTACGTTCTTTCAGACTGCAGAGTTTACCGTTGGTAATCAGGTAACTGGCTACTACAACGAAGATGAATACAACGAAACAGCAGAATTTACAGGTGGTGATCTAACGTCACGACGTGGAATAAACACTACCGGAGGCGGTGGAGTTATAACAATAGGGTTGGAAGCGGACATAGACGGTTCAGGCTTGTCTCTCCAAGAGATTAACGTGTTAGCACTAATGGGTAAAGTACTATGAGTAATTATACAAAGACTACTGACTTTGCCGCTAAAGACAGTCTACCTTCTGGGGACAGCGGTAAAATCATTAAAGGCGCTGAGTTTGAAACAGAGTTTGACGCCATATCAACAGCTATCGCTACTAAGGCAGACCTTGCTTCACCGACCTTTACAGGCACAGTGACAATTCCTGCATTGACTTTTACAGGTACGCTGTCAACAGGAACGATTGATGGAGGTACATACTAATGGGTCCAGAGGATTTTTTAGGGCTTGGAGGAACAGCAGCCGCTTTAGGTTTGCTAAATAAAGCTTATCAAGATTTAGGCGGTCTTGGGGAACAAGCATTAGGATTAGGTCAAGACTTAGCTACAACCCAAATGGAGCAAACAGCCTTTAGACCTTATACAGTAACTACTGCTACTGGTGGTCAGTTTCGTGCTACGCCTGAAGGCTATCAAATGTCTTTGTCTCCTCAAGAGCAGGCAATGGCACAAGGGCTTATGGGACAAGCTGGTCAGTTGTTTGGTCAACCTGTAGCAGGACAAGCTCAGTTAACTCAGGCAGGTCTTGGTGCGTTAGGCGCAGGACAGCAGCTAATGGGTCAACCTACGTTTGGTATGGCTCCTACTCAAGCTGCATCACAACAAGCCTTTGGCCTAGGTGGTCAGTTCATGGGTGCTGCTGGAATGCAACCTGCTGATATAAATCTACTACGTGGTCAATTTGCAGGACAAGTAGGTGGACTATTAGGTCAACAACCTAGTGCTGGCATAGGACAGTTCGGTCAACAAGCGTTAGGTCTTGGTATGCAAGGACTAGGTACTACTGCTCCTGAAGACGTAGAGGCTTTGCGTAGACAGTACGGTGGTTTAGCAGGACAGGCAGCGCAACAAGTACTACAACCTACTGCAGGACGAGAAGCAGAAGTATTTGAGCGTATACGTGCTACACAGCGTCCCGGAGAAGAGCGTCAGCGTCTTGAGTTGGAACAGCGGTTAGCTGCCCAAGGAAGACTAGGTACGTCCTCAGCAGCCTACGGTGGTGCTACACCAGAACAACTAGCTATGGCTACTGCACAGGAAGAAGCGCGTAACAGAGCATCGTTGTCTGCTATACAACAAGCTCAAGCAGAACGTCAGCAAGCATTGGGTGAAGCTCAAGCCTTTGGTGGTCTGTTTGGTCAACAAGCTGGTTTGTCAAGTCAGTTGCAATCTCAGGCACAGCAAAGAGCGGCGCAGCTATCACAGCTTGGTTTGTCTGCAGAGCAAGTACAGTCACAGTTACAGTCAGAAGGTCTTGGAAGAGCTACTACTGCTGCTGGACAAGCTGCTCAATTGGCACAACTTGCTGGTGGTCTTCAGGCTCAACAGGCAGGATTAGGCGCACAGTACGCTGGACTAGGATCTACATTAGCAGGACAACAGCAGGCTCTGGATGCTGCAAGACAACAACAAGCACTACAAGCATTGACTGCTGGTCAAGGTCTACTAGGTGGTGGTCTTGGGTTGCAACAGCTACAACAGCAACTTGGTACTACTGCTCTTGGTGCTTCTTATCTGCCTCAGACTCAATTGCTACGTGCCTTTGCTCCCGGACAAACTGCAGCCGCACAACAGCAACAAGCTCAGATGTACGGTGCTGGACTCTTTGGCGAGGCTACTGCTTCCGGTATTGATGCTCTGCTAGGAGCTGAGGTAGGACGTGGTAATATTATAGGCACTGCTGGTACTGGTTTGTTAGCTGGTCTTGTAGCACCAGATGGTATTTTACAAGGCTTAATTTAAGGAGGCGTCATGGCACGTTTTGGTAGAGATTTTGTAAGAGCAGCGACACAGCCTGCTTACTTAGGAGGTTTGTTTACTGCTGCTCAAGATATAGGCAGTTTGCCTGCTCGTGCAGCTGCGGCACAACAACAACAGTTAGAAAAACAACAGCAAGAACAAAAATTAGAACAGCAACGGCAGTATCAAGCTGGTTTATTGTCTTTAGGTGCTTCTGGTGAGTTTGATCCTGAAATGCTACAAGGTGCTTTAGGTGGTGCTGCTGAGTTAGGCATATCTCCGATTACAGCGGCTCAGTCTATTCAAACTGGACAAAGTTTTGTAAAGCCTCGTTTAACTGTTGAACAAAAGCAAAAGTTATTAGAGAACTTTACTGTTGAAAGTGTTGCAGAATATGAAAGAACAGGAAACACTGCTGTTTTTTCAAGACGTACAACACCTCCTAAGTATAATTTTGAAACAAAACAAGTAGTTGATCCAGTGTCAGGAAAAACAAATTTAGTTAGATTTACTTACGATGAAAACAGTGCTAACCCTTCAGTTCCTGTTTTTGAAAATGTAATAGGCGTTGCTCCTTCTAAAGACGGTGCTAATGGTGCTAATGGTGCTGGAGGTGCTAAAGGTAAACAAACTCTTGCTCAGTTTTTTGACGAAGCAGGTATAGAAGTAAATTTAGACACTATAGAAGGTTTAAGAAAGGCTGAAAGAGCCGCCTACTTTGATTTAAGCAACGCTTCACTTGCTAATACTATTAACGATTTAATTCAAGAAATGAAAGATCCGGGAATCAAAGAAGGACTAGATCTTTTACAAACTCAGCCAGCAGTACAACAAGCTCAAGACGACTTAATACTTGTTAATAAATTTAAAAGCCTTGCTCCTTTAACTAATGTAGATACAGCAGGAGCTTCTAGGTTGCTTCAACGAATTGTCACAGCAACAGCCCCAAATGATTTAAAAGCAGTAGCTGAGTTAAACGCATTTACTTCTGCTCAAGGATTAAAAGACAGGATTGATGACTTTTTCTCTATGGTTGTTCAGGGACAGCTTAGTGAAGAAACTCTTAGAGAATATGAAAATACAATTAATGCTATTGAAGAGCTTTCTAATAGGCAGATAACAAATGCGGCCCGTCGTTTAAGTATTTTCGGAAACGATAGGGAGCAAAAAGCAGCTCAAAATGTGCTTAACTTTTACGGAGCCTCTACAGCTAGGGTGGTGCCAGAATAAAATGACTACTAAAATAAGCAGAGTTGAATTAGACAACGGCGAAGTTGTTTCTATAGAGCATCCTGAAAAATGGACTCAAGGCCAAATAACAAACTTCGCCATCTTAAACGCGCCTGAGTCTAAAAGAACGTCAGACTATTCTTCATCGGGTGTGGCAAATAAAGATGATGATATAACAACAAAAGATCTTGTTGGTTTAGGTCTTGCTCGTTTTGGTTTGCAGTTTGTTCCTGATACTTTTTTAATGACTGTAGATGAAATGCGTAATGAAGTAGATAAAATACAGCGCGGAGAAAAAATAGAAAGTCCTGCTCAGTTTGAAGAAAGAGAAGCCAGAGAGCTTGCAGGTATTCCAGCAACAACTAACTTAACATTAACTGATGAAATTATAGCTTCTTTTGGTGATCTTACAACGTACATAGGTGTTAAATCTCCTATAAACGTAGGGGAAAAACTCTTACGTAAACTACAACCCGGACAGTTTTTAAGTACTTTACTACCAGCAGCTACTGCAAATATTTCTGGTGTTACAGGAGGTATGACAGCTTCTGAGTTGGCTAGACAATCAGGTTTTAATGAGTACGGACAGCAAATCGCAGGTATAATCGGAGGTGGCGCTGCTGGTACTGTTGTAGGGGCAGGCGCTACTCCTGTTATACAAACAGGTACTAGGGTAGTTAAGGATGTTGGCCGTAAAGTATTCGGTGACAAAACAGAAATATTTGGTCCTGCTTCTGAGGCAATGGCTAATAGTCAGGTAAGATCAGAAATAAACAGAATAAAAGATACAACAAAATCTAGTGAAATAACTAGAGCGGTTGATAATTTAGCTTCGTTAAAAGAAGAAATACCAGATTTAGAAATAAGAGGGCTTGTCGGAACGGTCTCTGATAACCCAGTTGTAAAAGACTGGGTAAGAAAAACTACGCAAGCCAATAAAGGTTTTCAAAAAGAAGTGACTGAGATTTTAGCAAGAGATGCTGAAAGATTAGCTAATAGGTTTGAAGTACTGTTGGGAGAATCAGAAGCTGTTAGCAGAGGACGAATAGAAAATGTTTTACGAGATAACTACAAAGCTAAAGAAACAGCGTCTGTTGTTAAACTTGAAAAGCAAACAGAAAACATCGACAAAGCATTGGCTAATTTATCAACAAGGCTGACGGGTGAAAAAGATATATTTGAAGTAGGTAAAACAGCACAGCGTCTTGTAGAGCGTAAAGAATCTCTTATAAGAGGCGAAGCTGATAAACTATATGATACTGCAAAAGGATTGGCAAACAGAGTAGTTTTAGATCCTGAAATGGTAGGTCAAGTTTATAACGAGTTTAGACAAGTGCGGTTGGCTGACGTGTTTGGTCCGGTTAGTAAAGTAAGGACTCAACTAGAATCATCTTGGATGCCTAAAGAAAAAGATGGAGTCATGGTTGTTCCTAAAGTAACAGGAATTGATGTAATATCTCTTAAGAAAGCTGTTAATACTGAAATAACAAAGCTTTCTAGAGTAGGACAAACGCCAGAAAACCAACAAAGATTGGAGCGTTTGTATCAGACTAAAGGTATTGTTAATGACATGCTTTCAGATCTGCGCTCTTCTTCTCCTGAGTTTGTTCAATCATTAAAAAACGCAGACAAGTTTTACTATGAGCAGTTAGGTCTTCCCATGAGAGCGGAAGGAATGAAGAATTTTACAGGTAAAAAATTCAGTGAGGGTGCTGCTGACACGCTAATGAACTACGAAAAAGCAGTAGACTACATTAACTTTGTAGGTTCTCAAGGGCTTCCTGTAGTTCGGCACGCTATCAGGTTAAGAGCAGAGAGAGAAGGTGTCATCGGGATAGACGGAACTGTACAACAAGCACAGCTAAGTAGGTTTGTTAGACGTAATAAACGTATGATTGAACGGTTTGGTATGACAGAAGAGTTTACGGATATTGCTGGACGTTTACGCACAATACGTAATACAGAAGCAAGACATAATCAAGCCTTTAAAGAAAGAGCTAAAGAGCTGTCTAATAGTTTCTTTAAGTCTATTGAAAATAACAATCTAAATTCTGTTGTTGCTAAGATGAAAACAAGTCCGGGAGAAAGGAAACGATACTTAAACGAACTATCTAAGTTAGATAAAAAACAACAAGATATTGTTATGTCTGGTCTTAGGCAAGAGTTTCTTAATCAAGGGATTAACAACAAAAGATCAATGCAAGAATACGTTAATGCTAACTCTGAGGCCGTCCGTGATATTTTTGGTGGTGAATATATTGCTAATATTAACAAGCTTGCTGGTTTAAAGGATTTAATGGACAACGTTAGTTCATCCTTGTTAGATTCTTTAGGAGGCTCTCCTGTTATTGATACTGTTAAAGACGTAACTGGTGTTAGTATTTCTGAATTTGCTGGTACGTTTAGAAACCAAATACTGTCTACCGAAAGAAAGTTTATTAACTTAGCCGCTAAAGCAGCAACAACAAAAGGCAAAGAAAAGTTCTACACTAAATCAGCAGAAGTTCTCCTTGATCCTGATGTTGTAGCAAAGCTTGCCAACCCACCTAAAGGAGAGATTAGAGCTTACTTAAAGAATGTTGCTGAAGGTCTAAACGATTATCGAAAAGATGTAGGTTTGTTTTATACTGAAGCCTTAAGTAAATCGCTTACTTTGTCTACATTAAAAGCTATAACTGCGGCAGAAGACATACCAGTACAGCAACTAACAGAAGGGGCCGAAGCCCCATAGATTAAATCTCGCAGTTGTTACCAGTACAGGCTAACGTCTGTGATCCTTCAGTCATATCAGAGTTTTCAGAGATGTTCCAATCAATAGTCTCTGGAAACTCTGCCTTCAACTTCTCAT